ACCAAGTACCCCATCCATGGATAAAACCACAGGCGAAAGCCATAAGAGAGATGACGCCAGGCCCACACCCGGCGAACCCCAGGAACAACAACCAAACTCAAGCGCAGGCCCCCATAAGTCGGTTAACGCCGCAGGACCGGTCAACGCTAAGGCTCCAGCTGAAGAACAAAAAGATGTGAATCTGAACTTCAGCGCTCATGTTAAACTAACTACCCTACTTGATAAAGAAATCTTTGCAACCTTTTCACCAATGATCCAAAAGTCATTGCTAGCAGAGTGTAGACAAGCTAAAACCGATATAAGAAATTATTACGGAAAGGCTGTCGCAGCTCTCAAGCCATTGATAGGCAACGAGTTTTTGCAACGCTTCCCATCCAAGAAACGCAGAGCACACTTCGCGTACGCTCCCGCTCTCGGAACTGAAGCTTACATCAACGCATGCCATGATTATTACAACGACTGCAAAGAAAAACATGAGAAGTCATCTTCTAGTGCAAGCAATAACGCTAAAGACGAAGAGTCTAAGCACCAGCCAGCACCAAAGGAGGAACAGAAACCTACCAAGGTCCAAGCTAAAACCAACGAGGAGAACAAGGCTAAGGTCGAAGCTGGAGTGCAAACCCCAGTTAAGAAAGAAGCTGAGTCTCCCAAGAAGGAAGAAGCAAAAATCCACCCAAAAGAAGAAGATAAAAAGAGCGATGAGCCCAAGAAGAAGAACAAAGCTAAAAAGAATAACAACAAAAACGCTAATGCTGATGTTCCTTCTGAAGGGATTCCACCAAGTTCTGAGCATTCCGATAAGGAAAGCAGAGTCTCACATGACTCAAGAAGGGAAGAGAAGATTAGTGATAAGGAGGAAGTAAAACAAGACAAAAGTGCTGAAGAATACTCCATGAGGAGATACGTTAGGCACTTAGCTAAAGATGCTGAATCCACTTCACTACAGTTGAAACACGTGATTGAAAAATTAATCACGGAGCGCAAGGTAAAACCACATATTGCGCCACCCCAATTGCATTACGGAGATACCGATAAAGCCTTTGAAGCTGAACAGCTGATGAAAGCTTATGGTCTCCCAGTATCTGTAACTGCTAAGCAGAGCACCAATACCCACGGAGTTCTTGCCAGTATCAGATCACAGTGTACCTATACGATGTTAAATTCCATTACATCTTACACTAATTCATTCTTTGTATTAGTTAACCCACCAATTCAGGTGCTTATTGCTATGAAGGCCATGCCATGTATTGTGCTATCTGTTCGGGATGTGCATAATCACAAGACAGACACCTTTGAGCAATCCCCAATCCACTGTCATACAGGTTGCCGCTTTGAGTGCCGCGCTTTCCCAAGTCTTTTGAGAGTTTATCTCGAGAGTATTAAAGAGGGCACGCCATTTGAGGAGGATTCCAAGCAGTGGACGCCGTATGCTCCTGGAGGCACAGCTGACTATACATTCAATATATTCTGAGACGATTGCAAAGCACAAACATCTATGATCAACCCTAAGGTCATTAGAGCTATCCTACACAACTTTTCAACATTGACGGTTGTGTCTCGTGATGGCTTATACTATGATCAAGGGCTACAATTCACTAGACAATTGAGAGACATAGCAGAAGCCCTTCGGGTTACTTACTATGTCCATGCAGTCCAATCACTATGGAGTGATAAAAATGACAAGACTTACGTGATTCCCCATTCACGAGTCCCACAAGGTACAGTTACAATTGAGGAGGGTATGGTAACACAAGAATCCGAAGACCAAACAGAGGACTCATACCATCACCCAGCAATGGTGTTAACAGATTTCACCGATGCAGGATTCTCAGTGCAAACCACTGAGTTATATTCTTTAGATGAAGCCCACAATCAGATGTATGGAGCATTCGTGCTAGGATACAATAGCTACAAAGATGCAGGACAACGACTCAAGCCTCGCCCAGTTAAAGGAATGGTTTACCACCTGACTTACGAGGTTGAGAGTCCTGATGGAGGATACCAATATAAGGAACTGGACTTGTTCTTGGCTAAGTCGAGCTATGAAGCTTCGATCAAAACAGGAATGAATTGAGCCTATTCAAAAGCTCGAGCCAATCTCTACACTGTCGGAAAGTATATAGAAGGATCTATTATTGAGAAAGATACTACCGAAGCTGTTGAATTGGGTCTTTATGTCCAATATTACGCACTCCGTCATGCACCTAAGATAGCTGAAGAACCTACCGATTGGTTGGACAAGCTACACAGAATTGTTAAGCGCAACCCTGTAACAACAGCAGTCACTGCTTCTGTAGTGGCAGCCGGGTTTATGTACTTAATAATGCGTAAAGCAACACCACCCCCACCACCCGCTGAAAGGGTCATTCTCCCTTATCGCCAACTTTCCGGATTACGGTCTGGGGGTATGGCTGAGTGAGATGCAAAATTTGAAGAATTAAACTGGGAAAGCATACTTAAATTAGAGGAAACACAACCTAAAGCAAAAAGCTATGTCCAACAAATAGCGGACCTCATACCAACAGTATCCACCATCATTGCTCCGTATACAACACGGAAAACATTTGTACCAATAATACAAGGAGCACTTAAAGTGGGTTATGTTGTGTCAGGCCACTGGACACTCAAAGCAATAGACATACTCAACCCCACTCACGTGGTGTTAGATCAGGTAGCTGATGTCGCTGCAGTCGGATTTGGAAGGTCGACTAGTACCATTACGGTGGCACTGGTGGGCATGCATTCCGTTAGCAGAATGATATACGGCTGTCAAGTCCAAGTTGACCAAGTAAGGAAGTTTTACGAAGATGACATGGGCATGGTCTGGGAGTACACCGAAGAAGTTAGACAGAGATGATTGGAGCTGCAAAAGCAAGCACTCGAAGAAACCCGTAGAAAGAGCCACAGCATAGTAGATAGAAGCATCAATGGATTGACTAAGCTGGCAAGCTACTTATTCGGTAATTCTGGAGAGTGTTGGGTAGAGGAAGTTCCTCAGCCCCCTTGCAAACCCAACCTTGATACCTCATCCAACCTCATTGAAACAGTCTTATTTGCCACATTAACATTAGCCTTTTACATTGGAAGATATACCCTCAAACAACGCAGCAAAGCAAAAGTCCACGAGTACGAAAAACACAACGCAGAACTCCAAGGAGATTTGCTAGCCGCTGCTAAAAGCCTACCCAAGCACATCACCAAGTTGCAAATACTACAACGCGAAAAGCATTGGTGGAGTGACACAACACCTGCAGAATACCCAAATGACGTAATAACGACAGTCAACCCAATAGCGGAATTGAATGTATATTCTCCTATGCCCAATGGTTACAACACGGCTCAGGCTTTGTTGGCTAGAGACCTACGTGACATCGGAGAAGTAGAAATCCCTAACTTAGATGAAGATCTAATCGCTCAACAAGTCTTAGCCGATATTCGTGCCCCATTAACTAAGGAACCCATGGAGGTTGCTTCATTGCAAGCTTACATGAACCATAGACGTATGGCAGGGAAAGGAGCTCTTGACGCAGTATACTATCAAGAGTGGAAAAAGTGGTCTGATGGCAAAGGAACTAGTCACGAAATGAACAAAGAGATGGACTATTACCTTAACACTGAAGACCAACCACCAAAACAAGTAGTCAAGCGTATGAAACTTCACGAAGCTTTTACAGATGTCGCATTCAAACCCCGCCTCTACTGAGTACTCTCCAACATTCACACCCTCGCTACCGGTCCATTTTGTAGCAGTATGGCAAATATTTGCCAGAAAGCTCTACCCGGTTATTCAGGGAACCTATCCCATTCACAGATCGCAGATAAGCTAAACGAAATAATCGTTGCTCTCCATCAGATCAATCGCAAGCCGATTGCCGCCATCAGCAATGATGGTTCCAAGTACGATTCCACCCAGCATGGCTGGTTCATGGAACACTTGGATGATGCCTTGATCGATGATAACTTCGACAAATTTGTATCGATGTGGGAAGGCGAAACACTCACAGAATTCTCTATCATCAAAGCTATGCTTAAACAACATCACGCAAAAGTCCAAGTAATGCTACCCCGCGAATACCTGGTTGTCGCTAAATACTCTTGATTCGGAACTACCTTCTCAGGAGAGACTAACACCACGTATAGGAATACTGTAGCAAGTATCTACTATGGACTATATGCAGCATACACCGCAAAACTCAACGTCTTAGGCTTCCCAAGGCACTTCGACGCCCCTACAATTGCCGTATACTGCAAAGGTGATGATCAGCTCTTCCTTGGACCCCAAGGAGCATTGGACACCTTAGTTTCCAATGGCTTACCCAGTGTGTACAAAGGTCTAGATGACTCGAAAAAGTGCGTGCTCCACCAAATATCCAAAGGTGTTAGTTATGCATTTGACTTCTTGTCTACAACGGCCCTAGTGCAATGGGGAGCCTTGCAATTCATGACTCGTAACTTAGAAAAAGCCAACTATACTGTCGGAACTACTTGTCGTGCTTTGTCAATGGAACTCAGGAACCGTTATGGTGTTTCTCATGTTTTGGCAGCTCGTCTTTCTATTGAATCCGTTCTATTAGAAGCAGCTGCTGATTCTGACGTACACTATGCGGCCATTGCCACCAGAGCTCAAGATAGCATTAGCCAATTATTGAATGGAGATTCTAGCAGTCAAGCGGAGATAATCAGAAAAGTGTACACCAACGACGACTTTTACGCACAGTTGTTGGTCAACCCACACATCAGTCAGCCGGTAGCAGTAACCACACAAATGGTCATGGCTGACGACGGTCTTTTAAGATCATTACATTTCTTCTAAGCAAGTAAGCGCTCTCGGTCACATATAATTGGATGTGATAACGCGTATGGGCCCCTTCGGGAAAACAAGGTCTGCGCGGGCAAAGCGGTTTTACCATGGCATATGTTCATGGACTACCGGACGAGCGAAAAAGTGCCGTTCCACGGGATAGCGCCTGCTACTTAGTTTAATCGTAATGGTTAGTCATTACAGTTCTTC